TCATCGCGGTGCGTAACTAAAAACCAATCAATGAGCTTTTCAACAGGCATTGGCTGATCGAATGAATATTTTAAACCAAAGCCAAGAGACTTAAAAGTGACGTGAACAACAGAGGGGCGCATGTACTTTAAAACGAAATTAGAACAAGAATAAATAACATCATCTCCTTGAACAACCAATTCGACATGCTGTTTGAAAGATTGTAGATTACTACTCAGAGTTGGTTCATTGGGTACAACAACAACGCACCAATGATAATACCAAAGCAAACATTGAGCCATACAGTTATCAGTTAAAGTGTTGAATTGTCCAGAAGGTTGACCCATTAACTTGCAAAAGACATCACCTTGCGAGCCGACGATAACAGAATTAGAGACAGCGTCATAATATGCTTTAACCCAATTTTTTAGCTCCTCATCTCCAAACATAAATGCATGTAAACGAATATCAGAGATAATTCGAAACATCGTAGGAAAAAAGGAAGCGTCAAATTGGTCACAGTCGCCATCAAAAGCATTCGGAAAACGTTTTAATCGTTTATAAAGAGAATGCCAACCACCATAATATTTAGTGATACCAACAAAAGCAGGAGTCTGAGCTCTAGAGCCAGCCTCTTTTATTTTTTCATTTTGATCAGTAAACAATTGATATCCACTATGCAAATGCTCAGTAGCAGCAGACAAAACAGTGCGTGGTAAATGTAGTAACAACTTTTGTTTTTTCTTTGGCTCACGTTTGACAAACCCTTTGAAGAAAACTGGTCTAGGAATACCTAGTCGACAATCATTAGTGTAATGAAAATAATATTCCCAATAATAGGGAGAACACAACAAATCACCTTTCGTTGGGTATTCTAAGACCCAAGGATAACCTGGGGAGGAAGTTTTTTCAATAAAAGACGCAGCATCACGAGCATCGAGAACTCTTGAACCATTCATACAGCTAAAGGCAGAAGATAACATAATCGAAGCTTTAGCAAGTGAAGCTTCAAAAAACAGAGGGGGGGATTTAGCGTACTTAGAAATACTCATATACTCACCATACGCGTACGGCTGTGCAACAGAATAATCACTCACTAAAGCATTATCTTTAACCTTATAAGGATAAAACTCCAAAAAGAAAGGTAACATATACGAATTTATAACAACATCATAATGCTTTGGCACTCTAGAATACAAATGCACCCTACCCATAAAAGGCATTAACTCACCAGAGGGATCACTCTGGGAAAAAACACTCCTAAATACATCTGAGGGATTTTGATTTAGAACTTGCATCTTAGCTTGCAAATCTGAA